AAAGATTTGACTTCTCGTATATTATTTATGTTTAATCATATTTTATCGAATTTCAAATTCTTTTCTACTACTTATTTTCTATTTATATTATTTTCATTTATCAATATTTATATAGAGTTCATTTTATTGTTATTATTTATATGTTATACTTTATCTGGAGGATTTAATTATTTTTTGATAAAGTTATATTTAACTTTTATGTTGTGTATATTATATTATTTGTTTAGACAGGAAGTTGCAGGTCAATTAATTTTACCTTTCTTTTTATGTATCTATTATATTTGTATAAATTATTTAGATCTAAAAATGAGAGCTTTGAGAAGACATATCCATCGTTGTGATGGTATTAGAAATCATTATCATTCAAGAATGTTAGTTTACACTACTATTTGTGGTTCTACTTTACTAGCATTTTTATTACTATGGAAAACTCTTGTCCCTATTATTTATGGTAACAAAAAACAAGAATCTAAATTGGATATTGATAGAGATCCATTAGTGCCTACTTTTGCTAAATCTAATGTTCCTAATAGAGAGAGATATCATTTCACACCTCAATTAGAACACAAGGCAAAAACTTCAAGACACGATGAAATGTTACAACTTTTATCTAAAGGTATACTTATTGTTAGAATTACACAAGATGATTTTTGTCAAGAGGTTCGTGGAATTCCTGATGGTTCGGAAGTTATTTTACCATTACATGCCTTTCCTAAACGAGGTCTTTTTGATGTTGAAATTTGTGCTGATTATAGTAAACGTACTTCAAGTTATAAAATGAAGAATGTTTCATCAGATCTTTATATACAGATGAAAGATCCTAATGGTAAACCTGTTGATTGTGCTTTATTACATTTAGATAATCTTCCAACACAAAAAGCATTAGGAAGGTATTTTTCTCAAACTCAATTACCTAAAGAAGGACCAGCTCAAGAACTTTATAAGCAATTAGATGGTCGTGTAGAGGTTATTGATGTAAGAGTAGAAACTCCTTCATTTATTAGATCTGATGCTTATAAAACAGTACATGGTGAATTTTCACGTTATCCTAGATATATTACTACTGCTGAGAATTATAATTCAGAAGCTGGTATGTGTGGTTCACCTGTAGTTTCAGAAGCATCAAATTGTATTCTTGGAATTCATGTTTGTGGTACTGGAACTAATGAATGGTATACTTTGAAATTATCAGGTGAGATGATTCAGAATGCACGAGAACTTCTTAAACAAAATTGTCGTACATTTATCTCTCATCCTATACCTACCCAATTTTCAGTAAAGAATAATTTCAAACAATTGCAATTTCCTTTAGAATGTGAAAGTCTTGCAGTAGAGGAAATTGGTGTCAATTGTTCTGCGATAGAAGAAATTGGTCATGTGTTACAAGCTAATGGTGATTTATTTAAACCGATAGCACAAACACATTATTTTGAGAATAAGAATCCTGCTTTGGAAGAAGCATTTGGTCCTCGAAATTTTCAACCTCCTGTTCATTTAAATGGTGATGAGCAAATTAATACCACACTTATTAAATTGAATAGCCCTAAATTTGATGTCCCGATTGATTTGATTGATCGAGCAGCTATTGATTATCTTGAAACATCACATTCAAATATAAGTTTTAATAAGATTATTAATGAATTAAAAGCAACTCGAAATGATTTCTTTTCAGTTCGTAGTCTTGATGAGGCAAAGAGAGGTGATGGTACAGGAGTAATTAGAGGTATCAATAATAATTCTGCATCAGGATGCCTTTATGGAGGTAAAAAGACAAGACATTATAATATGGATGTAGATGGTGATCCATATGAAATTCGAGAATTTCTTCCATATATGATAAATGATTTAGAAAATCAAGAAATAGAATGGAGAGCAGGAAGGGGAACATATGATCCTTTTTGTAGAAATTCAAAATCTAATGAAATTCTTCCGTGGGATAAAGCTCAAACAAAAACAAGATCATTTTATGGAAATGATATGGTCTTTTTCTTGAATATGACACGAGGTATTATACCTTTAAAACATGTTCTGCGTTATCATAAATCTCATTCAGAATGTTTTGTTGGTATTTCAGCACAAAGTTCTCAATGGAATGAATTATGTAATTTTATTACTAAAGATGGAGAATATTCAAAATTTGTTTGTGGAGATTTTTCCGGTTATGATACGCAATTACCCAAAGCTTTATTAGATAAAGCAGCGTGGATTTTATTAGAATTCGCTAGAAGAGGTGGTATGAATAAATCAGATTTAACATTCCTGAGTGGAGCTCTTTCATCTGTGGTTTCACCCACTCTCTTTTGGCAAGGTCATATTTTAAGAATGGCCAATGGACAACCTTCAGGTCAACCATTAACTGTTGAAATTAATAGTATTGTTAATAGTTTACTGATGAGAATGACATTTTTTACAATTATGGACGAATTTTATCCTAAAGTACCAAATCCTGTATTTCGGGATTATGTTAGATTAGCTACTTATGGAGATGATAATGTTTTAGGTGTAAAAGATACAATTCCTCATTATAATCATACTATGATTCAATCAGTTTTTGCCCGATGGGGTATCCAATATACAATGGCAGACAAAAATGCAGATTCGGTACCATATCAAAGTATTGATAAAGTGTCATTTTTGAAACGTACCTTTAAAAAACATCAAGAATTGGGAATTGTTGGTGCGATTGAAGTTGAATCCATTGTTAAAAGTTTTTATTACTATGTAAAGAGACAGAATACAAATCTTACTCCTCCTCAACAATTTGATGAGTTAGTTAAAAGTCAAGTGAGAGAGGCAGTTTTACATGGTCGTGAATTCTATGATTGGTTTTGTAACGGTGTTAAAACTGTTGCAGCAGGATCAAAAGAACAAAAACCTTTTCTTCAAATTAAATTTAATGGTTATTATTTACCAAGATATGAAGATCTTATTGATGAAGTAAAGGAAGCATATATACAATAAGTTATTATGCACAGTGTCCGGTACCACTTAAAACGTACCAGCCCGAACTCCATCGGGTTATGTGATATTTGTTGAAAAGGAGTGAATACATCTGGTTACCATAAAATCTATACATTTTTCTACATGTTGTAACATGGATTTTAAAGGCTTTTGTATTTCATAGTGTCGATGATATTTATCATCCCTGTTGGCTACAGGAACACATGTTAGATGTAGATAATTGGACTGAGTTTCCCAATTATTATTGCAAATTAATTAACTTACTTATACTAAATCTATTATTTATATTTCTCAGTTGATTAGTGCGTTGTATTTCCTAATACGTATTAGTCTATATACTGTCCATCGGTTATTGGGTTTAGATTGCAAAGATTCTGATACTTGTTCGAATTATGTTCGAAAATTAGTAGCAGAGTTACCTTCTGTAATCTGCGGAGATTTCTCTCGTTTGGATTTTTCAACAACGAAAAAATATGTAGCTGCTTTAAATGAAAATATCACATTTTTAGAAGCGCAAGCCCTAAGTCCTTTTCTTCCTCATCAGGAAAAACAAGTACAACTTATATCTCGAGCGCGAGATGTAGTTGCACGAGTTGAACTACAGAGAAGAAAGAAATTAATCCGTCGTCAACCTTTTGGTATCATTATTTCTGGTGATCCTGGGTGTGGTAAAAGTTTTGCTGCAATGAAACTTGCAACATGTCTTTATAACTCTATTCATGGAAAACTTGATGCAGAACAATTAATTGTTTTGAATGAAGGTGATGAATTTCAATCGGAATTCAGAACTACCCATAAGGTAGTAGTATTTGATGATCTCGGTGCTACACGAGTAGTTGTTGTTCCCAAAGATCCATTTCGAAAAATTATTGATTTTATCAATAATATACCTCGTACAGCTTTAAATCCTAATTTAGAGTTAAAAGGAAATGTTTGGATTGAACCCGAGATTGTTGTTGCTACAACAAATATGCCTATACCTTTTATTAGTGAACAAGGTCATAATACTGAAACAATGCTGTGTCACGATGCAATGAATCGTCGTTTTATAGTTAAATTAGTTCAAATGGGATATAATAAATTTGTTATTATTCCTAATGTACCTGGCATCAAAGTTCATCGTGAAAGAGGTAGATATCTTAATGAAAAGATGTATACTTTTGATCAAATTCTTGAGATTACTAAAATTCAATATCGAGAACATTATGATGAACAAACTAAATTTTTAAATTTAGTTGAAAAAGGTTTAGAGATTGAAGGTATGTCAAATTCGCTTTTTGTATTTTCTGCAATTGTGTCATTACAAGCAGCAGTTAGATATTATATTGCAAATTTGTCATATAAAGAGAAGATAGCGGAGGCTTCTACTCTAACTTTAATCAGACATTTTGCTGCATTAGATCTGCAACATCTTAAAGTACATGCAAAACAAGCTATTATTATATATTTACGAAATCATGAAAATCTTTCAACAACAGAGATTTTAAATTCAGTAGATATATTTCAAAAGAGAGCAAATTTGTGTGGTACTATTTTGTCTTTAGCTTCTTTAGGAAAGGCAGAATCAATTATGGATGCTGTAGTTAGGTTAGTTCCAATTATAACTAATTATGCAATAAAATATGTACCAGTGCATCCACTTATTCCATCAGGAACAGCACATGTTGTTTATGATATATCATCAATTGTATTACCAGTAATGGTAAAACGAGTGATTGATGCATTTAGTACACGAATTGATACTACTGTTGTTTGTAGTAATATCAATTCAGCTTACGAGCTAACAAAGAAGAAAATGAATAGAATATCATCAGATATTTATAATATTTTCTATGGAAAGGTTCTTCAAGCTGAAAGTAAAAATCATGCTTGCAGCTATCCAGTACGTTTATTTGAAACGGTTGAGTTATTTAGAGTAAATATTACTCGTAGTACTCCTGGACCTTTCGAGTCAGATCCCTATTCCAATGGTATGGAAGTATATGAAGATTTGCAAAAATACAAACAAAAAGAACTACCCCTTAGACAATTCTTTCAATCTTTGGGTTCTATGCAGGTCGGTCGTTTACATATTTTATATGGTATGAACCTCCACCACCAACGCTTCACATTTGGTCCATATTTTATGGTCTATAATGAAGATAGAAACGTCGTATATATTATAAGAACAGTAAATTCTAAATTGAGATTCAATTTGAATGAAATGTTTCCTCTTATTAAACTTTTTAATGAGACTAGTGGAACTAGAATTGTTTTTGTAGGTAAAGCCGTTAGTAGATTAGTAGTTGCATCTCTATTTGCTCCAGTACTCCAAAAGGAAATAAGAGAAGACCTTGATGCATTGTTTAAGCTAGACTTTATGGCTAAAGCATTCATTAATATTAACGGAACCAAGATGCGTTCCATCAATGCTCATTTGTGTAATATACAAGTGGGAAATCCCAATCGTGAAAAATAAATGAAAATTTATTTTTTAATCTTAAATCACAGCGCAGATTTAAGTAGGAGGGGGTGGTCGTTTACGAACGGGGCTAATGTTTATTTAACTTGATTTTTTCAATTTATTATGTTGGTCTTTTTGTAGACCTTCTAGTAAAGAATTTTTTACAAGTTGAAGACGC